TCGATGACGCCCGGGTTGGCCGAGCTCGGGTTGGTGATGCCGGCGATGCCGGCCGTGTTCGGCGCGGCGGGCACGTAGACGTCGCCCGGGTTGACGCCCGCTGCGCCGGCGCCGGTCGTCGGGTCGAAGCCGCCGCCGCCGCCGCCGGCAGTCGGCACGGTCGGGTTGGCGAGCGCGTACTGCAGCGCCCGCGTGTAGGCGTCGTTGTAGGCCTGCTGCTCCTGCTGGTCGACGCCGGCGAGCGCGGCGAGCCGCTGCTGGTCGATCGTGCCGAACGCCTGCTGCTCCTGGCCCGCGGCCTGCGCCTGCTGGCCCTGGTAGTCCTGCAAGGCCTGCGCGAGCTCCTTGATCCGCTCGCCGCCGTAGAACAGGTTGTGCGCGTTGAGCTGCGCCTCGAGGTTCTGCTGTGTCTGCTGGTATTGGTTCGCCAGGTTGGCGAGCACGGAGAACGGGTTTTGCTGCGCCGCCTGCCCCGTCGCCGCGTCGATCGCGCCGCCGGCGACCTGATCGCCGTACTGGATCGCGAGCTGCTTGCGCGCCGCGAGCGCCTGCGCCTCGGCGCTCGCGCGCTGCTGGCCGGCGAACGCGTGCATCTGCTGCAACACCGGGTCGGTCGAGAGGTCGTACTGGCCGCCGGCCGCCGGCGAGGGGCTCGGCGCGCCGCCAGCTGCGCCGCCGCCCGCGGCTGCGCCGCCCCCGACCGAGAACGTCTGCGTCGTGATCGGCGCCGGCGTCGGCGCGGCCGGCGCCGAGAGCAGCGACCGGCTCGTGTCGTAGGGGTTGACATAGGACGGCGCCGCGCCGGCGACCGTGCGCGTCAACGGCGACGTCAGCCTCGGCGCGACCGGCGCCTTGTAGCCGAGCTGAGTGTTGAGAACAGCCATATGCCTCCCCTAGGTCACGCGATCCATCGGTACGCGAGTTGGGCGTCGAAGTTTTTGGCGTTGGCCGTGCCGCTTGTGCGGGCTGTCGCCTGAATCGCCGCGTAGGCGGCACTCGTCGGCGCAGAGGCCGGCGAGGCCCAGCCGGTGTCGCCGAGGTAGGGCGTAGCGGTGACGGGCGCGGGAATCGCAACTGAGCCGTAAGTCGCGGTAAACGCGCCCGTCGACCCGAGAGCGCCGTTTTGCGCCTGCGTCCCGAGCTTCATCGAGCAGGTGGCCGTCTCGCCGGTGCCGGTCTCGGTGAGAGTGAAGTAGCCGCGCGTCTGCAGCGTCAACCCTGCGGTGACGAACGCGCCATAGGGGAGCAGCGCGGCGCGGCCTATCTGCACGTCGCTGCTCGAATTAGACGAGGCGTTGCTACAGACAAGCCCCAGGTCGAATACCGGACTGACCCAGTGGCCGTAGGTCGCGTCGTAGGTCAGCGCGATGAACTCGAAGGGGCTCGCGCCCAAGCGCAGGAGCCCCAGCGCGCCGGCGAACGTCGTGCCGAGCCCCGCAACCGTTGTGGCGACGGTCGCCGCGATCGGCGGAGCGCTGATCGTGCCGGGCTGCCACTGACTCGTGCCCGTGTTCCAGACGAGCGCCTGCCCCGCCAGCGCGCCGTTTTGCATCAGCTTCGCCGGGTCGAAGATTTTGCCGACCGCCCAGTTGGACTGATCAAGCGCGTTGACGGCCGCCTGAATCGCCGCGTAGTTGTTGCGGTGATCGGCAGCGATGATCGCCGAGCCGTCGAGGATCGACGTCAGGGAGATGGTCGGCACTCGGGCTCCTCCTCCTGCCGGTTGATTACGACTGCAAGAGCTCCCAGATGCGGATAAGGCCGGGCGCGCCGTTGCCGCCCTTGAGCGAGCTATTGATGGTGTTTAGGGCGACCCCCGACCCGCCGCCTCCGATTCCGGTTGCCGCCACGCCGGCGCCGGTAGTGCCACCGTTCAACGTCGACCCCGCGCCGCCGCCGTTGCCGCCGCCGTTGCCGCCGCAGATGAGCGGGCTGGTGCAAAAGCCGGGCAACCCCGGGAAGCCGCCGAGGAGTACGTCCCCGACGCCGCTGCCGGCCAGTCCTCCCGCTCCGCCACTGGCCCCGCAAGGGCTTGCGTTCGGCGAGAAAAGCCCCCCGCTGCCGCCCTTAGCGAGGACCAGGCTCAAGCCGAAGATCGTGTCACCGCCTGCTTGTCCGTTGTTCGCGCCAGCCACGGAGGTCGAGCCGCCCGCGCCAATCGTCACGGCGTAGGAGGCGGCCAGCCCCGTGAGCCACTTGGCCGAGTACGCGCCGCTTCCGCCGCCGCTGCCGCACGCTGTGCCGAGGCTGCTACCGGTGGCGCAGCCGCCACCCTGCCCGCCGGCGCCCCAGCACTCGACGTAGAGCGCGAGCACGCTCGCCGGCACGGTGTAGGTGCCGGTCGCGGTGATGACGATGACGTCGTGGATTGTGAAGCCGACGAGCGCCGGGGCCGCCGGCCCGGGCTGCCACTGGCCGGCCGCCGCGTTCCAGACGAGCGCCTGCCCGCTGGTCGCGCCGAGCTGCATGAGCTTGGTCGGGTCGAAAATCTTGCCGGGCGCGAAGTTGAGCTGGTCGATCCCGTTGACCGCGCCCTGAATCGTCGAGTAGTTGTTGCGGTGATCGGCAGCGATGATCGGTGAGCCGTCCGCGATCGAGACGAGCGAGATGGTCGGCACGGCTCAGGCCCACCCGAGCGGCATGTAGAGCGCGTTGAGCCCGTACAGCGCCCAGGCGCCGTGCACGGTGTTCGGCCCTTGTGCGAACAGCTGGTCGCCAAGCCAGGTGGTCGACGTCGACGCGCTGATCTTGAGCGAGAACTGCCGGCACACGCCCCAGCCGAACAGGGGCACGGTCGACTGCTCGCCCGGGTCGTTGTAGAGCGCGCCGGTGTCGTAGTGCAGTCCCGAGTCGTAGAGGATGCCGCCGGCGGGTTGCGTCACCGGCTGCGCGAGGAAGTCGTAGGTCGCGAAGTCCTTACGAATCGCCATCTGGAAGGCGCCGCGCATCTGCAACCTGATCTGCCAGAGCTGGGTCAGGAAGCCGCCGGAGGGCTCGAACCAGCGCGTCTGGAAGCGTGAGGGGATCGCCGCGCCGTCGTCGGTGCCGCCCGAGTAGAGCTGGTACGCCTGCCCGCTGACGGTCGGCGAGCCGCCGAGCAGGAGCTCGGTGTTGAGCCCGTAGGCCGTGTAACAGCTCATCGCGTTCGAGCCGGGCGAGAGCGAGCCCGTCGACGGGATCAGCTCGATGGAGAGGTCGTTCGCGGTCGAGGCGGCTCGAGGCAGCGAGAAGTAGGCGCGGTTGCCGCGCCGTCCGGCGCAGCAGAGGTTGAGCTGCGAGTAGTTGATCTGCGAGGCGTCCCAGAGCGGCAGCCAGCGCAGCCCCATGTCCTGCTCGGCCGCGACACCGTTGGTGACAAAGATGCCCTTCTCGCAAAGCGTGAAGGTGTCGTTCTCGATCGACACGACCGAGAGCGCGGAGGCGGCCCCGACCGTCGTGTCGAGCGTCGAATACTCGCCCGTCGCCGAGTTGAAGATGCGGTAGCTCGAGCGGCGCTTGAACGCGAGCAAGCCCTGCCGGCCTTGAATGTCGACGCCGGACGCGCCGGCGAGCGCGACCACCTGCTCGTTGTCTTTCTCGCGCAGCTCGTTGAAGTCGGTGCCCGCCCAGGTCGTCGGGTCGCCGGCGGCCGACCACGTGACCCGCGCCGGGTTGGTCGGGTTGCCGGCGCAGAACAGCTTGTTCTGCCAGGGGAACAGGCAGTTGCCGAGCGGCGCGTGAATGTCGGTGACGTGCGTGTAGGTGATCCCGTCCGTCGACGTCCACACGCCGTCGACGGGGTGAATCACGCAGAGCCGGCTGCCGAAGTCGGCGAAGCCGACGCGATCGGCGGTCGTGAACGTCTTGCACGCCGTCGTCGAGGTGCCGAGGTAGAGCACGGCGCCGGCCTGCACCACCTCCGACTGCAGGAGCCCCGAGTAGTAGATGTTCTGCACCAGCCCGCCCGGGTAGACCAACCCGTTGCGCTTGACGTAGCCGAGCCTCGAGCCGACGCCGCCGCGCTCGTCGAAGCTGACGTTCCACGAGTCCATGCCCTCGTTCGCCGCGAGCTCGGAGGCAGCGTCGCGAATGTTCGGGCCGCCCGAGAAGTCCCGGACCACAAACTCCTTGATCCGGTAGCGCAGCTGGCGAAGTCGTGAAGCAGTCGGCACCGCTCACCCCACCCCGGCGTACGGTCGGAAGGCCGGCATCTGATCGCCCACCTGGTCGATGCCCGACAGGTAGGCGTCGCGGAGCTGCTGCTTTTTCGCGATGAACTTCGCGTAGAAGTCGTCGGCGAACGGGTTGTTGATCATCGTGAACCCGATCGCCTTGCCGCCGTGCACGAGCGCCAGGTCGTAGCCGTCCGGCAGCCCCGACAGGTCGGTGTCGCTGACGAGGTTCGGCTTCGACTTCTTGTAGGCGAGCTGGAAGCCGGCCACGGTGCCGGCCGAGTGCGGCTCGACCGCGACGTTGAGCCCGACCACGCAGAAGGCCTCGGGGATCGCCGTCTGGCCGATCACGTTCGCGTTGTAGTGGTCGTAAAACTGCGCGACGTCGTAGTAGGGGCGCAGCCGCGCGCCGTACTGGTCGTACAGCGCGAACACGTCGGCGAGGTCGGCCGGCGCGGTGAGCAGTCCGTTGACCACGCTCGCCGGCACGATCGTCGACTTGAACACGTAGTTGTCGGCGTCCCAGATTTCGGTGTGCGCGTCGACGATCCACGCCTTCGCGTCGGTGCGCTTGCCCTCGGGGAACGCGTCCTCGAGCACCATGTTCTGCATCTGCAGGAAGGTCAGGTTCGACACGTCAGGCCTTCTCCCCTCGAGCTCGCCGGCGGTCGCGGGCCTGCCGCAGCGACACGGAGCGCGGTAGCACCGGCCGGCCATGCGGCATCAGCCAGTCGCCGACCGCCGCCTCTACGTCGTCGTCCCAGCTCCGCTCGATCGCCTGCCTGCGCAGCTCGTCGCGGACGTTCTCGTCGAGGACCCGGGACCGGGTATTGCGGTCGTGCTGCTTGACGAGCTCGAGCAGCTTCATCGACAGCGGCAGCGGCTCGAGCTGCTCGTCGATCCAGGCGAGCAGAAACTCGGCCGGCTTGTCGGTGCCGCGCCAGCGTCGCACCTCGTAGCGGAGCCCATGCGCTGAGGGCTGCGGGACGAGCCGGAGCTCGTCGTCGTAGTCGCGCAACGCACGGGCCACCGCACGCTCGTCGGCGGCGAAGGCCGCCTCCGGGACCCAGAGCTCGCTCACACGTCCGAGGACTGGAAGCCGCGGGCGAGCGGGGTGCCGGCGGGCACGTCCGACTCGCCCGGGTCGTCGACGTTCGGCGGGAGAACCGCCTCGGCCGGCGGGAAGCCCTTGGCGGGGATCACGCTCGGGTAGGGCTGGTTCTCGGCCGCCATCGGGTCGGTCATCTGCGAGTTGTTGAAGGCCGGCTCGCTGTCGGCCATCTACTTCTCCCCCTGCATGATTTCCCGCGACTCGGTGATCGAGCCGACCTTCGGCGAGACCGGGTTCACCGGCACGCCCGTGCGGGGCGCGTCGCCGGCCTGCGGGTGCGGGTGCGGGTCGTCGACGTAGCTGACCTTGTTCGGGTTCGGTGCCATCCGGCCCCCTTGAGTAAGAAAGTCGCCGCCTGCTTTCCCAGTCCTACGCGGCGTTTTGCAGGTTGTTGAAGAACACGATCGTCTGGCAGCGGCTCACGCCGAGCTGCACGCGGTCGAGCATGTCGGCCTCCTTCGCGAGCGTGCGCGCGAAGCGGCGGAACATCGAGCCGTCGTCCTCGAGGAAGCTCGGGCCCGGCTGATCGCCGTACAGCTGGAACGAGTTTTTGTCGATGAACTTGAGCGCGTTCTTCTTGTGCACCGGCTCCTTGATGAGCGGGAACGGCTTGTCGGCGCCCTCGTAGAGCACGCCCGAGAAGCCGCCAATCAGGGTCGCCACCTGCGGGTCGTAGCGCAGCTGCGCGTACTTGCCCTGCTTCCAGAGGTCGATGCAGCTCGGGTCGCCGATCCCGAAGTCCCAGGTGCCGATACCGGCCCTGCGGCCACGCCGCACGCCGCCGTCGAGCATCTGATCGGACAGCGGGATCACGCTCGTGTCGCCGCCGCGCCCGTCTGTGCCCTGCCACTGTGGCACGGCCGCCTTGTCGACCGCCTCGAACACGCCGGACTGCGCGGCCGCCTGCTCGAGCCCCTGTGCGACCATCGCCCCCGGTGCGGTTGCGCCGGTCGAGTTGGACCACGAGCCGCACGGGTAGATGCCCTCGGTCGCGGCGTGCACGATGCCGCCCGTGCCGCCGTCTGACGCCTGCTGTGCGGTCGCCCAGGTGATGACGCCGGCCGAGTCGGAGCCGGCGGTCGGGGCAACCGAGGCGATCAGCCGACGGAGCCCCTGGCCCGGGTCGGCGCCGGTCGTGCGCGTACGAATGTCCCAGACCGTCCCGGGGAGCAGGACGTCCCAGTTGCCGCCCGTGATCGTCGTCGTGAGCGAGGTCGCCGAGTCGGTGATCGTCGCCACCAGGCCCGTGCCGTCGCCGTTGAAGGCGAGGTTCTCGAGCCGGCAGAGCGCCGAGCGGGCCTGCTTGACGAGCGTTGCGACCGCGGTCGCGTTCGAGTTGTCGAAGGAGTCGCGCTCGACGTCCACCGACACCGAAAACGGCTGCAGGATGCGCACGAGGTTGATGTGCACCTCGTTGTCCTGCAGGACTTGCGGCACGTTCCAGGTCGAGGTCTCTTGCACCCAGCCGCCCGCCGGCAGGCCGGCGAGGATGATCGAGTGTCGGACCTGACGGCCAGAGAAAATCTCGCGGCCGCCGGGCATCTCGCGGTCGATCCGCTGCACCGCGGAGGCGTGGTCGATGTTCTGCGTGGCCGAGCTGTAGCCGGACATTTCGGCGAGGAACACGGCCTCGGACGGGAATTGCTCGACCACCTTGCCTCTGAGGTCGAACAGGAACGGCTGCCAGGTGGCAAGCGTGTTGTCAGCCATGCTGACGTCTCCTTTGGGGGTTGAGCGCCGAAGCTCAGGCGCGGGTGGGGAAGTAGCGGCGAACCAGGTCGGTCTCGTCGCCGCCCTCGGGTACGACGTGCTGCTGCGCCGCCGGAGCGCCGGCAGCGGGGGGTTCACGCGGGATCGTCGAGATGCCGCGCAGCTCGTTCTTGTACCGCTCGACGGCGGCCTGGCCGTTCGCGTGCTCCCAGTCGCGCTGGGCCGTCGCGGCAGCCTGAATCGTCATCTCTGCGGCCTTGTCGGTGTCGCCGTACTTGGCGACCATCTCGTGCACGAGCTCGGATGCGCGCAGCCGAGCCATCGACTCGTCGAACTCGCCGTTGCGCACCGCGTCGTCGTGGATCATGTCGCGGATGCGCTCCTCGTTCTCGGCCTCCTGCGCGCCCTGCTGGAACTCCGAGTACGGCGCGAGCTCCTGCCGGATCAGACCGCGCAGCTGGTTCGGGTCGTAGGGGTCGAAGGCCTCCTGCTGGGACTGCTGATTCGCGTAGGCGACGGCCTGGTAGAGCTCGTTCGCTTGCGCGAGCTGCGCTTGGGCCTGCTCCCACTCCTCTTGCGTCGGGCCTTGCCAGGTCTCCTCGACTGGCTGCTCGCCGCCGGGCTCGTTGCCGTTCTCGGGAAGTACGTCCGACACGTGCACTACCTCCAATCCGCCGCGCTGACGAGCGTCAGCGGTTCTGCGTAGACCGCCCGGCCCTGGTCGCGCCAGAGCTCGAGCCGCGCCCGAGCGACCGCCTCCGGGCTGTCACCCTCGGCGAGCGCGCCGGGCGGTAGGACAACGACGTGCTCGGCCCCGTCGCCGTCGGTGAACGTGACGTAGCTGCCGGGCTCGCCGAGCTTCACTACACGTAGGGGTTGTCGCCGTAGGCGACGACGCGCGCGACGGTGCCGGTCTGGCCGGCGACGCCGTTCTCGGCCAGCGCGACCCCCGACGCGGCACCCCCGAGCAGCCGCAGCTTCTGGCCCACCAGGTCGGGTGCGAGCATGAAGCCGGTCGACGCCGAGGCGACCGCGCCCGGGCAGTCGATCGCATCAATGTTGCGCATCCCGAACTGGCCCGGCGTGTACGTGTCGCCGCCGGCCGCGTAAGTGCCGGAGAACGTGACGTCGGCAATCACGATCTTGCCGGCCGACGAGTAGACCGTCTTCTTGATCGCGACAGTGACCGCGCCCATCTACGCCGCCTCCTCCCCCTCGGCCGCGGCCTGCTCGGCTTGCGCGGCCTCGATCGCGGCCTGCTCGTCGGCGGCCTTCTTGTCATCGGCGGCCTTCTGCAGCTCCTCGAGCTGCTCCTGCTCGGCCGCCGCCTGCTCCTCGAGCTCCGCCTGGTAGGCCTCGGCCTGGTCGGCGTCGTCGAACTCGTGCAGGTTCCAGCCGGCGCCGCCGGCCGCCCGCTCGAGCCGCGCGACGCGGGCCCCGAGGTCGTCCGAGCTCGAGCCCGTGTCCTTCTTCGTGTCCTTCGCGCTTGAGCTGGCAGGGCCGCTCGAGCTGCCCGAGCCCGAGCTCGTGTCCTTCGTTGTGTCCGCCACGGATGCTCCTTTCAGGGAATGGTTGACGCACCGACCGTGTACGTGGCCGGATTCGCGTTGTTGGCGGTGACGCGCAACCGAAAGACGGCCGGCAGCACGTCACTCGCGACCGCGTTCGCGGCCGCCGTCAGCCCCGGATAGACCGTGTAGCGGTTGGTCGACACGGTGGTCACGGCCGCCCCGGAGAGCAGGGGGTAATACTTGCCCGAGGCACCGTCTTTGCCCTCGATCGTGAGCGTCACCGAGCCGGTGCCGGGCACGGTCATGTCGAGCACGACGCTGACGCCGCGCGCGCTCGGAAAGCTCATGTCCGGGCCGGTGACGCCGGCGGTCGCGCCGGGCGGAATCGTGAGCGCGAAGCCCGGCATCTACTTGCGCCCCTTGGCGGCCATCGACGCCATCTTCGAGGCGCCGTACTTCTTGCGCCCGATCGCCGCGGCGAGCGCCTTCGGGTCTTGGACGCCCGGCTTCTTCGCGAGCTGCGCGGTCAGCGCAGAGAACCGCGCGCCGCTGCCGAGCGGCGGCTTCTTAGCCATGCGTGTGCCTCCTCTACGACGGGACGGGTGCGGGCGCGCCTGGCGCGGGTGGTGCGCCAGTGGGCGCGGCGGGTGGCGGCGTCGGGCCGCCGAGCGGCGGCGGCGGCGGGCCGCTGAGCGGGCCGGGCGGAAGTCCCGGCGGCGGCGAGGCGGTCGCGCCGCCGGCGGTTTGGGCGACCTGCGCAGCGTTCGCCTGCGCCGCCTGCAGGTGCGCCTGAATGTGCTGCTCGATCAGCTGCACGACCGGCTCCTGGCCGGACAGCTCGGCCTGCACCTGCGCGTTGCGGTGCAGCGGAATGTGCACGTTCGGCGGGTCGTAGTAGGCGACCGGCACGAGCTCGCCCTGGAACATCAGGTGGTTCTCGATCATCGCCTTCTGCGTCTGATCGTCGGCGCCCTGCTGGGGCAGCTCGAGCGGCTGGCCGGCCTCGAGCGACTCCTTGAACCACGTCACCGGCACCGGCACCTGCGCCTGCACCGAATACTGGGCAACGTCCTCGATCAGCTTGAGCTCGGCCGCCTGCGTGCGCGGCTGCGCGGCGCCCGAGGCGATCTTGACGATGAAGAACGTCGGCAGCTTGGCCGCGTTGAACACCTCGGCTTGGGCCTGCTCGTCGTCGCCGGCGAGCTGCAGCTCCTTCTGCGAGCCCCAGTAGGTGCGCATGTCGTAGATCGTGTCCTCGACCAGCCGCTTGATCGAGCGCTGGCGGGAACGGACGATCGGCTCGCGCTTGGTGCGCTCGTTCTCGGAGACGAGCGCCAGCTGCGAGTAGGTGGTGATGTTGGCCGGGTTCTCGCCGAGCCGCGGGCCGCGGATGCCGGTCGCGTGCTCGACGTCCTCGCGGATCGCCTCGACGTCGGCCTGCATCCACTGGCCGGGCGCGATCCCCTGCACCGGGATCGGCTGCCGTTCGGCCTGCGGCACCTCGATCAGCTCGACCGGCGAGCCGGTGCGCTTGCGCATCTTCGAGTTTTCGCCGATCAGGACGAAGGGCATCCCGCGGTCGATGATTTCGTTCTGCTGCGTGCGCCGCTTGTTCAGGGTGCGCTGCCCGTCCTTCAACGACTCGACCAGCCCGCGCGACCAGAAGCGGCCAGTCACGCGCCACCAGTGGAAGTAGGTCAGCCCCGAGCGGTAGATGCCGTCCGGGCCGATGTAGGGCAGCTGATCGTACTGCTTCAAGAGCCGCATCTGCTTGCTGGCGAACACGAGCACGCGCCCGTTCTTGAACTTCGGCGAGGGGCGCTCGTAGTAGGTGTAAAGCCACACGTGGTCGCGCAGCCGCGTCTGCCGAGACTCGGCCGTCGCGTACACCTCGCCGCCGCGCGAGCTCGAGGTCTCCATGCCGAGGATCGAGCCGATATCGCCGTCCTCCTTCAAGCCGGCGGCGGCCGCGCCGTAGGTGTCCTGCACGTCCACCAGCAGCGTCGGGCGCACGACGCACTCCCAGGGGAAGTAGCGCTCGTTCGAGATGCCGGGCGGGACAACGAGGTTGAACGCCGACAGCGGCTCCCAGACCGTCTGGCCGCGGTTGATCGGGCCGAGGTTGGCCGAGCGGCCGGCGGCCTGCTGGTCGGCGACGTAGGCGCGCGCCTGCTCGAGGTCGAGAATCGGCTGCCCGTTTTGGTGCGGCACGTCCGGCTGGCGCACCGGGCCGGCGGTGCCGTCGTAGCGGCAGCGGATCGCCGCCGTGCCCAGGTCGAGCATCAGCGAGTCGCACTCCTCGAGCGCCTCATCGGCGTGCACCTCGTGATCCCACGCGTAGGCGAGCGCCCGGTTGGCCTGCGCCTGGTACTCCTCGGCCATCTCGTCGTCGCGCGCCAAGAGCAGCTGCGGCCGGTCGTCGTCCGAGGAGAGCTCGCCGAGCGCGGTCGTGCGGTACTCGGTGATGATGTCCGCCTGGTAGAGCTCGGTTCCGCGGTAGCGCGCGTCGACGTCCTGGATTCGCCGCAGCGCGCGAATGTCGCGATCCCAGACGAGCCACTGTTTGCCGGCCGCGAAGGCGAGCGAGGACTGCCAGACGCCCTCGAAGTTGCGCCGGCGGTGCTCGAGCCCCTGGTTGATGCGGTCACGCACCGGGGTCAGCGCGTCGCGCGAGTCGACCAGCGTCCCGTCGGACTGGGTGAGCGCGACCGTGGCGGCCATCTACTCGGGCACCTGCTCGTAGTCCTCGGGCAGCTGCTCGGGGAAGGCGACGTAGCGCTGCGAGTCGATCATCTCGCCGAGCGTGGCGATCCGCTCCGCCTCCTCGGAGACCGCCGGCGGCGCCGCCCAGGTGCGGCCGGCCAGGTACATCAGCCGGTCGTTCTGGCGCTCGATGATCTGGAACAGGCGGTCGAGCTCGCGCGCGTGCTGGCGCTGCAGCTCACGCGTGGACCGGAACACGGCGCCTCCTCAGCGGCAGCTGCACGCCGGCCCAGTAGCCGGGGAACGGCAGCGCCTTGTCGTCGATGTAGTGGTCGGCGCGCGGCTTGGCGACCACCTCGAGCGGCAGCTGCGCCTCGCGCAGCTTCGCTTCCACCTCGGCCTTGCCCTCCGCATAGAGCGCCCGCGAGGTGTGAATGAAGGCGCTGTCGCCGAGTCGGCGCACCGTGTTCAGCCACACGATCGCGCCCGGCAGCCACTCGCCCTCGCCGTCGACGCACACGCCGTCCCAGTCGACCGCGTAGGTGGTCACTCGGTCTCCCCCGAATCGACGGTCTCCGCCTCGAGGTAGCCCTCCACGACGGCGGTCAGCCGATCCACCTTCACCTCGAGCGCGATCAACCGCTCGGCGAGCTGGTCGATCGCCCACTCGGCCGTCGAGTCGTAGCCGGCCTCGAGCGCCGCCTGCTGGTCTGCCCCGCGCTTCTCGCTCAACCCGCGGAAGGAGCGACCCGGCTCGCCGTCCGAGGGAACGATGCTCACCGGGCCGCCTCGTCGAGCTCCGCCCGCGCCGCCGCGAGCTCGAGCATCTGCTCGCCCACGTGGACGCGCGCCAGCTCGCGTCCGTGCGCCGCCTCGAGCAACTCGCGGGCCTCGGCGAGCTCGCGCCTGAGCGCCACCAGCTCGCCCTCGAGCCGCTCGTGCTCGGCGTTCGCCTTCGCCAGCTCGGCCTCGATTTCCTCGGCCCGGGTGAGCGTCTGCGCCACCTCGTCGAGCCGCTTGCCGGGCGCGAAGCCATAGAGGCGCGCGTAGGTTTTGGCGCAGCGCTTGCACACGTAGACGCGCCCGACCGCGTTCTCGAAGAAGGTGTCCAGCAACGGCCCGTGCGCGTTGCCGCACGAGCACGCGTACGGGAACAGCGCCGCCGTGTCGACCAGCATTGGCTCGCGCACTAGTCCTCCTCTACCACTCGAACGCCGGCTCGCGCCCGCGCATCTGATCGCGCTTGCGCTCGAAGCGCAGGAGCGCCGCCATGCGTGGGTTGTCCGGCTCGGGCGGCGGCGGCCGCTCCGAGGGGCTTGGGCGGGTCATCACCGCGTAGCGCAGCATCGCCGCCGCGTGCCCGTGGCGGCCCTCCCAGTCGGAGTCGACCTTCTCGCCGCCGTCGATACGCCCGAGCGCCTCGAGCGGCGCGTCCTGCAGCTCGCGCACGAGCTCGCGCGTGCGCGGCTCGACGAAGAACAACCGCGGTGCGCCGCCCTCGCCGCGACGCGGATGCCAGTCCGGGAAGCGGTGCTGCGGCTCGCAGGCCAGGAGCTCGCGCACCCGGATCAGGCCGGCGCGCGGGTCGTTGTTGGCCGGCAGGACGGGCACCCCGTGCTCGGGAAACTCGTCGGCGAGCATCGCCGGCCGGCCCCAGCGGTTCAGCCCCGAGGTGCGGTGCCAGACCGAGGGGTCCATGTAGGCCTTGTGCCCGAAGCCCCAGCCGCCCTTTCGCTTTTCGATCACCAGCTGCGCGACCCGCGAGGCGAGCGCGTCGCGCTCGTAGAGCATGTCGCAGACGATCAGGTTGCCGTCGTAGTCGACCGCGATCAGCGCCCAGGGCGCGCCGGCGAGCCCGTAGTCGGCCGCCTCGAAGCGGTCGTAGGCGTCCTTGAGCGTGAAGCGCTCGACGAGATGGGGCTCCGAGACCTGGTAGGCGGCCTGCTCGAAGGCCTCCCAGTCGCCCTCCAAGAGCTGCGCCATCAGCGAGGGACGCAGCTTGCGCAGACGGCCGATGTAGTCCTCGGCGTCGATGCCCGGGTTATCCCTGAGCTTTGCCGGGATGAACACAACCTCCGGGCTGCGCTCCGAGACGAAGCGACGCTTCACCCAGCCATGCCCCGGGCCGCCCGGGTTGGCGGTCGAGCGAATCCGCATCGGCACCTCGGCCAGCGGGCCGGCCGGCGGCCGCCTGGTGCGCGAGAAGCCGATGAACTCGTAGGCCTCCTCGTCGAAATGGGTCAGCTCGTCGAAGCCGAAGAAGTGGTAGCCGCCGCCCTGGTAGCGGATCATCGCGTTCGAGGAGTCGAGGTGGCCGAAACGGATCACCGCCCCCGAGGGGAACGTCCACTCGTGCTCGGCGCGGTTGTAGCGCGGCCGCAGCGCCGCCGGCGCCTCGGCGAACCAGCGCTGCGACTGCGGGATCGGCCCCTCCGGCTGCTCGAGCTCCGGGAACGTGCGCCGCATGATCAGCGCCGCATAGCCGGGAATGTCCACGTATTGCAGCGCCGCCATTAGCAGCGCCCCGGTCTTACCGCCGCCGACTGCGCCGCCGTAAAAAGCCTCGGTGCAATCGAGCAGACAAAACAACCCCTGCGGCGCGCTAACCGTCGGCAGGATCGGGCAGTACGTCAGAAGCGGCGGGAATAGCTGGCCGAGCAGCTCCGGCATCGAGTCCTTCTCGAACGCCTTGCGCAAGGCCAACCCCGAGCTGCCGCGCGAGCTCGAGGACGTCACCGATGCCTGTTGCCCTGCCGCCATTGACTTCCACCACCACCTGGTCGACGTGTGTGCCGCCCTCGGCCACGAAGCGCTCGCGATAGGTCGCGTCGCGCTTCTTCAAGACGAGCGCGAGAATGTTCGCGTCACGACGGCGGTAGTAGTGCTCGTTGCCGTCGCG